TGCCAAAGCGATGATTAGCGAACACAATTGGCGCACCGGCACCGATAGCAATCGGTTTTTGGCGTTAATCCAAGCTCGCCGCGCTTGGGAAGAGATAGAAAAGATAAGGAACGAAGATGGAAAACATTGAAAAACTTTTTTCTGATATTGATAATCTTTGTTTAACAAAAGTTGGTTCCTCAATATGCAAAACTTTGCATGGCAAATGCGATTGCGAAAATAAAAAGATTTTATGCGTAGATATGACGGCAGCGGCGGAGGTTGCAATTATGAGTTTTGCTGAGGCTCTTGCTGGTGTGGGTGCGATGCTTGTTCGCAACGAAAACGAGTCAATGAATTGACCATCATCAATTACAACGGCGTTAAGATTGATCTTGAGAAGTCTCTTCAGGCCATAGATCGCGCCGATTGTGAGGATAGTCTTTACACGTTTCTGCAATACGGCTGGCGTTACATCGACGCCAGCCCATTTGTTCCGGGGTGGACGATTGAGGCTGTCGCGGAGCATCTGCAAGGCATCTGCGACGGCGACATTCGTCGCCTCATCATTAACATCCCCCCAAGGTGCGCGAAGTCATCCCTGACCAGCGTGGCGTTCCCGGCTTGGGTTTGGGCGCAGCGTTTCAACAGCCCGACAAGCGGCCCCGGCGTTCAGTTTCTTCATGCATCGTATGCACAGTCGCTCTCATTAAGAGATAGCGTAAAATGCCGACGTTTGATCGAAAGCCCGTGGTATCAGTCTTTGTGGGGAGATCGGTTCAAGTTGGTTGGAGATCAGAACACCAAGACGCGGTTTGACAATGACGCGAAGGGATCGCGATTGTCGACATCGGTAGGATCGGCTCTGACTGGTGAAGGTGGATCGGTGATTGTCGTCGACGACCCAAACGCCGCGCAGGAAGCGTTTTCGGAGGCGACGATTACATCGACGATTGAGTGGTGGGACAGCGCGTTATCGACACGATTGAACGATCCCAAGACGGGAGCGTTTGTCGTGATTCAGCAGAGATTGTCGGAAGAAGATTTGACCGGCCATATTATGTCGAAGAACGTGGGTGAGTGGACGCATCTTTGTTTGCCGATGAGATACGAGCCCGAGCGTTCGTTTGTGACGTTCAATGAATGGAAAGACCCGCGCACGACACCCGGCGAGTTATTGTGGCCCGAGCGATTTGGCGAGGATGAAGTTAAGGTTTTGGAAAGGCAGTTGGGGCCGTGGGCGACTGCGGGTCAGTTGCAGCAGCGACCGGAACCGAAGGGCGGCGGCATTATTAAGCGTGACTGGTGGCATTTGTGGTCGGAGGAAATGTATCCTCCGATGGAATATATTATTGCAAGCTTGGACACGGCTTACACGACGAAGACCGAAAACGATTTTAGCGCGATGACGGTGTGGGGCGTTTTCAGTGGAGACGTTGTGGCGCAGAATATCAAGTCCGGTTCTGGAACGATGGAGCGCAATTATGCTCAGAAGTCGCCCAACGTCATGCTGATGGATGGCTGGCAGGAGCGGCTTGAGTTGCACGAGTTGGTAAAGAAGGTTGCGGATACTTGCAAGAAAATGAAGGTCGATAAGTTGATTATCGAAAATAAGGCGGCTGGGCATAGTATCGCGCAGGAGTTGCGGCGGCTGTTCAGCCACGAGCCGTGGATGGTGCAATTGCTCGATCCCAAGGGTCAGGATAAGTTGGCGCGGCTGTATTCGGTCCAGCATTTGTTTGCGGAGGGGATGGTTTGGTCGCCGGACAAGTCTTGGTCGGATACGGTAATGACGCAGGTGTCGACGTTTCCCAAGGCCAAGCATGACGACTTGGTGGACACGGTAAGCCAGTCGTTGCGGCATTTGCGGGACTTGGGGTTGCTAACGCGTGGACCGGAAATTACGGCTGATATTCAGAGTTCAATGGGCTTTAAGGGCAACAAAGGGTTGCCCCCAATTTATCCGGTGTGACATGGTGCTTGCGAAGGCGATTGTGGACGTAATTTGGGCCCCTGTGGGGGCGAAAACGGCTGTGTACCGGGTGACAGTGACCGGCGAGCCTCCGCACGCTGTGGAGCGCATCTATACACTGCAAGGCAAGTCTGATACTTTAGCGGCGCAGGAGGGCATCCGCCTGTTCGTCGAAGAGATGGAAGGGCCGCCCGTAGCCTAGAGGAAACACCATGGCTTTAGTTCCCGGTTTGAACCCGAATATCCGGCTGGATCAGTCTTCGCCGGAATTGCCGCAGGCTTCTCCGGACATGGTGGTTGAAGTTGTCGAGGGTGGTGAGGACATTCCCACGCTTGATCAGAAGGGCAATATTCTCGAAATCAAGCATTCGGACGGATCGATCACGGTCTCGCTTGACGGCAGGCCGATTGAAGAAGCCGCGAGCGCGGCGCAGACCGGTTGGTTTGAGAATCTTGTCGATAAAATCGACCAGATGGAGATGTATCGCATCTCCGAAGACCTGATGCGCGGCATTGGCGAGGACAATATGTCCCGCAAGGAGTGGATCGAAGACCGCGCCAACGGCATTAAGCTGCTTGGATTGAAGCCTGAGATACCGGCTTTGCAAGGCGCAAGCGATGGCGCGCCGGTGGAGGGCATCAGCCGGGTGCGTCATCCGCTATTACTTGAGGCTGTTTTGCGTTTTCAGGCTAATGCGCGGTCGGAATTGTTGCCGACAGACGGGCCGGTGAAGATTAGAAACGACAACAACAACGCGCAGCTTGAGGATGATCAGCTTGCTAATGCTCTTGAGCGCGATATGAACCATTTTTTGACGACGACGGCGACGGAGTATTACCCGGACACCGACCGGATGCTGCTGATGCTTGGTTTCGGCGGCACGGCGTTCAAGAAAGTGTATTTCTGCCCGCTTCGAAATCGTCCTGTGAGCGAATCCGTTGATGCCGAAGACCTGATTGTCAATTGGAGCGCGACGGATTTACGAAATGCAAAGCGCGTCACGCATCGTTCGTTTATGCGTCCTTCTGTCGTTAAGCGTTTGCAGATTTTGGGCGTCTACAAAGACGAGGAATTGTCGACGCCGATGGCTGTGGACCTGAATGCGGTTGATAGGGAGAAGCTTAATCAGCAGGGATTGTCTCAATCGACAAGCAATCAAGATGATCGCGACCGCGAAATCTACGAATGTTACTGCGAATTGAATATTAAGGGCTTCGAACACAAGGCGAAGGGCAAGGAAACGGGTTTGGAAATCCCGTATATCGTCACCATCGACGTTACGACGAAAAAAATTCTATCCTTAGTCCGAAATTATAACGAAGACGACAAAGAATTGCCTGAACCGCGTAAAAAGTTCGTCAAATATCCGTTTAATCCGGGTTTTGGCTTTTACGATATCGGTCTTTTGCAGATTTTGGGCAACACAACGAACGCAATCACTGCGGCATGGCGAGAAATGCTTGATGCGGGGATGTATGCGAGCTTTCCGGGCTTTTTGCTGGCCGATAACGGTGCGCGGCAGAACACGAACATCTTCCGTATTCCGCCGGGCGGCGGGGCCTTGGTGAAAACGGGTGGGATGCCGCTGAATCAGGCGATTATGCCGATTCCGTACCGCGATCCGAGCAGCAGTTTGATGTCTTTGGTCGAAAACATCGCGCAGACGGGGATGAGGGTTGGCGGAACGTCGGAGCAGCCGGTCGGAGAGGGCAGGCAGGACGCCCCGGTGGGCACGACGATTGCGTTGATTGAGCAGGCTCAGAAGATTTTAAGCGCCGTTCACAAGCGTCTGCACGCGGCGCAGTCTGAAGAGTTTCAGTTGCTGAAGGAAGTGTTCAAGGAGCATCCTGAGAGCTTCTGGCAATCGAATAAGAAGCCTGCGCGGCAGTGGGATGAAGCCACGTTCCTGAAGGCGCTTGATGACATTGATCTGGTGCCGCAAGCCGACCCGAACACGGCGAGCCAGACGCAGCGGATTATGAAGGTGACGGCGCTGAAGCAGTTGGCGACGGCCAGCCCGTCGCTATACGACCCGATTGCGGTTGATACGGCGGCCTTGCAGGCAATTGGTTGGAGCAATCCGAGCCAGTTCTTTGCTCCGCCGCAGGCGCAAGCCAATCCGCCTCCGGAGATTTTGAAGGGCATGGCGGACGCGAAGGTCAAGCAGCAGCAAGCCAACACGAAGGAAATGCTGGCGAAGGCAAGCATTGCGAAGACGCAGGCCGAAATCCAGCATATGCAGGAAGAGGCCGCGAAGCCGGGCGACGAGGGCAGCAAGCAGGTTGATACGCCGGTTGATATGATGATGGCCCGCGCCAAGTTGATGGACGCGCAGACGAAGCAGCAGCAGGTGCGGGTGCATGGCGCGGATGTGATGCAGGAAGACAAGAACCGCGCCATGGATCGCCAGAGCCGCGAGAAGGTGCAGTTGCTGGAGATGGCGCGTGATTTGATTTTGCACCCCGAAGGCGCACCCATTGCGGCTCCGATTGTGAAGAAAGCTGAACAATGATTGGCGACCCGGCAAAATCCATACGCAATGCAGTGGGTGGTGCTATGACAATGCCAATTATGGATCGTGATAAAGCAATTCGCGCTGCGCTGACGACGGCGAGGGGCATGGCTGCGGGGGGTG